ATGCCTGCCACCAACACCCCATGCGACGACACCCTCCACCAGGCCCTCATCGTCGAGCAGTACGGACGGACCCTCGACGAACTCCTCCAGGAGCAGACCCGGCACCCCCTGCCGGAACTCCTCAAGGAACAACACCGACGGCCCCGCCTGCCGCCCGTACACCGCCTCCCGGCAAACCCGGACCCAGACGCGGCCGCGCACTACGCCGCACTCGAAGCGGCCATCGCCCCCAGACCGCGCCGGAGGACCGCGTGACCGAGGAACAGTTCCGTCGGCACATCCGCCAGCTCGCCACCCTGCGCGGCTGGTCCCTCGCCTACCACACGCACAACTCCCGGCGCTCCGACGCCGGATGGCCAGACGAGGTCTACGGCCACCCGGGCTCGAAACGAACTCTGTTCATCGAGTTCAAGTCCGACACCGGACGCATACGGCCCGAACAGCGCACATGGCTGCGACACCTCGCCAACTGCGGCCTTGAAACCGGACTGTGGCGGCCAAGAGACCTCCCCCAGATCGTGAAGATCCTCGCCCCCGAAGGCCCCCGCGCCGAACTCCCCGACAACCTCTGACAGGAGCCCCACCTCCGTGCACTCCCCCGCCAGCTCCCACAAATCCGCCCCCGTTCCCGGCTCCATCTGGTGCACCAGTTGCGACAGTTGGTTCAACGTCATCACCAACACCTGCCGCTGCAACCACCGATAAGAGATCCAGCGTGAACCGTTCTGCTCACCCGGCCAACACACCGACGACAACCGCTCCCGTCACCCCGGCCCGCGCGCAGAACCCGCCACGCCCCGCCTACCCGGGCATCACCGCAGAAGAAGCCTTCGACGAGATCGCCCGCATTGCCAGCCTGCTCTGCGAACACCTCGCAGACCATCAGTGGCGGACCGCCGAACGCATCCGTCACCTCGCCGAGAACTACCGCACCACCACCGGAGCCTCCTGATGCACGTCCGCTTCGAGCCCCTGCCCGCACAGCACCGCAGTCAGGAAGCGCACCAAGCTGCCGCCGACCTGCGCGAGCGGCCCGGCGAGTGGGCGCACCTCGTCACCCTCAAGAACCTGAACCGTGCGACCAACCTCGGCCACCGCATCCGCACCGGCAAGCACGTAGCCTTCCGCCCCGCCGGCACCTTCGAAGCCAGAGCGCGCAGCGTCGGTGACGGCACCGCCGACGTGTACGCCCGCTACATCGGCCTCGTTGCCGCGGAGGCGACACGGCAGGACAACACAGAGCCGGACTCCCAACCCACCCAGGCAGTGGGCGCGTCGTGACGGACTACACCAAATCGCCTCGCCCTCCAACGGATTGCCCGGAGCTGGCGTTCATCATGGCGTGCGCCGCCGATGACCTTCGCGCAGAGCACGACGTCTTCGACGTCATACTCAACACCGCGGTGAACGCATGGCTCGCCGGCCACATTGAGGGGGAAGACCACTGCACCGGCTGCAACGAGCGCGGGCCGCAAAGCCATGACTGGGAAGCACGCCAGAAGGCACTCAGCGTCCAACGCCCCATGGACCTCGCCTTCTTCAGGTCGTCGATGTGGCACGCCGCAACAGTGGACTACCGGCGGGGGTCTTCTACTCGCGCCCGGCATCCCAAGCATGAGTAAAGTGGCTCATGTGAGGTCCTGCCGTATCCCCCGTCGGCAGGGCCTCATCCTCAGCTTCAGCGTCGTGCCTACGCAAGGTACGGGGACATCTCGAACTCCTACGGCACAGTCACCTTGATGGTCAGAAGAAACTTCGGGCGGTTCCGCGCGTTCTCACCTGCAGCAGCGGACAGCGCATCGCTACTCCCCACCCACATGCCGGTCACCAAGTCCGTCCGTTGGTGTCAGTAGACGATTGACACGATCTGGCAGGCGGCTTCGGCCAGTTGACGGTCACCCTTGATGTGGGCGCGGGCCAGGGCGGTGTCCGGCTGGATGCCACGGGTACACAAGCGCCACGCGGTCTCCGTATCTAGTCCGATGAACGCAGCGGGGCGTTCGGCGTCCGGGTCGGCGAGCGACCAGCCCTCCCCGGTTGCCGTCACCGTCCACGTGCCGCCGGCCGGGCCCTCGATCCGCACCTGGACCTGCGTGCCGACCGGCGCTGTGACCTCACGCAAGGTGTGGGGCAGGGCTCGCATGAAGGTGTCCAGGACCACGGACAGCAAGTGCGGTTCGGGATCGGTGTCCCGGCCGACGGCTTGGCGGATCTGCTGGCGGTGGGTCCAGAACTCGGTGAAGTCGCGGGCGCTGTCCAGCCACATCGGCGCCGGATCTACGCCAGCCCAGGACACCCCCAGGGACGGGGCGTCGGGGTCGGTGGCCTCGAAGAACCGGGCGACCTGCCCGCCGATCAGGTCGAGGGTGTCAGTGAGCGCGGCCGGGCTCACCCGCCGGTGGGCGTCGACCCATTCCCGGTTGATGCGGTGGATGAACGTCTCCAGGGTCTCGCCTGGGGCGAAGCTGGGGCCTTCCTGATGGGCGTCGCGGTCCCGGGCGAGTCGCCCGTAGAAGTCGCCCAGCACATGGGCGGCGAGATCGCGCACGGTCCAACCCGGCAGCGCCTCCTTGGCCCAGTCGGCGGGCGTCAGACCACGCAGTATGGCCATCAGAGCGGCCTGCTCCTGAGCGAACAGGGGGCGGGCATCGATCGGAGCACCAAGCCAGGCATGGCTCGGCGCGTCATTGTGCTGGGCATTCATGGCGTAAGCCTGCCAACTGGACGACCGATTCGCTAGCGACTATCCCAATACGGCGGCGCCACTCGGCTACCTTGCGTAACCGCGCTATCTGGCCGTGTGTAGGAAAACCCTGGTGGCCGCTGTCAAAGGGGGAGCGCGCCCCGTGCTCTCCTCGCGCGACAACGGGTGATCAACGAGCAGATCAGGAAACGCTCCATCACGCCTTCCTCTTGGGCCACGACGCCCTGATACGGCTAAGGCACACCAGCCAGCAGGACGGGCAGCATGCCACTCACGATCACCTAGGCTCAGGGTTGGGCGTGGGGCTGGAGTCCCGTGTCCGCCACTCGCATACCGGCCTCGCTCGCCGACCTCGCCTTCCCTGTCGAGCAACTGGCCAGCTACCACCGCAACCCACGCACTGGCGATCTGGACGCAATCGCCGAATCCCTCAACGTCCACGGCCAGTACAAGCCGATCGTCGTCAACAAGGGCTCCCTGACCGGACGCCCGAACGAAGTCCTCGCGGGCAACCACACACTGAAGGCCGCCAAGCGCCTCGGCTGGTCCGACATCGCAGTGACATGGCTCGACGTAGACGACGACACCGCCGCGAAGATCGTCATCGTCGACAACCGCACCAGCGACCTCGCCGGGTACGACACGGCGCTCCTCGCCGACATCCTCACCGACCTTCCCGACCTTGACGGCACCGGCTACGACCAGGAGCAGCTGGACCAGCTCCTCGACGACACATCGCTCCCCGCCCCGATCGAACTGCCCACGGACGGCGCCGGCACAGGTGCGGCCGCCACGGTGGACTACCTCCAGTGGGGCTACATGCAGTGGTCGTCGACGCGGGTGCGGATCACGCAGGCCGAGGTCGAACTCCTTGACGCGCTGTACAAGCAGTTCGTTGACGCGCACGACTCTGACATGGGCTTCGGCTGGCACGTCCTGAACGAGGAGCACCAGGCTCACGAAGGAGCACCGGCGTGAGCAACCCTCTCAACGTACGGTTCGACCCGGCTTACCCACTGTCCAAACTCCGCCCCGCGGACTACAACCCTCGGCGCCTGTCGGAGGAGTCGTTCGTCCGCCTCCAGGGGTCGCTACGCCGCCACGGCGTCGTGAAGCCTGTGATCCTCAACGCGGACGGGACGCTCGTCGCCGGTCACCAGAGGACGAAGGGCTTGAAGGCGATCGGGCAGACCACTACGCCGGCGATGATCCTGCCGCAGAAGGTCCGGCTGCAGGACGAGATCAAGTTCAACCTCCTGCACAACCGTGTCGAGACCGAATCGTCCGTGGTGTACGCGGAGGCGGGGCCGATCGGGCAGTGGTGCTGGATCCCGTGGCAGACCATCCAGGTCGAGGAGTCGAAGAACCTTCCCTTCCAGCAGGCCATCGCGTTCATGACCGCGGCGCACGGGCCGTGGGGGTCGGTGGTGATCGACGACCAGGGCCGTGTCGTGCTGAATGCCGAGTACGCGGCCGTCGCGAAGACACAGCGGTTCGACGTGCTCGCCTGGACCGTGGCCTCCTTCGACGCCGGCCAACTGGTCGAGGACCTCACTGGCGAGTACGGCGTGTACGACTGGTCCGGCCTCGAAGGGCAGGCCCCGGTGTGGAATCAGCACATCGTGCAGCCCAACCGGCTGCGCGAGCACTCCTCGAAGGCGAAGGCCGACAAGGTCCGCTACAAGTCCGAGGTGTGGGAGCGTCTCGTCCTGCCGCGGCTGACGACCTCGGACCGGGTGGTCGACTTCGGCGCCGGCCACGGCGACTACGCCAGGCATCTGCGCTCCAAGGGCTACCAGGTGTGGGATTACGAGCCGTACCGCACCCTCAAGGGCAAGTACTCCCTCGACATCCGCGGCATCGTCTCCATGCTCCGTGGCCTGGAGCGGGAGCTCGACAACGGGCTGTTCGAGGTGGTGGTCCTGGACTCGGTGATCAACGCGACCACCTCCCTCGACTACCAGCACTGGGTCCTGCTCACCGTGAACGCCCTGTGCGCGAAGGACGGCCAGGTGTGCATCGGAACCCGGAACTTGGAGCGTGAGCTGGCGTACGAGAACTCCGAGCACTCCATCAGCCGGGACTCCACCCGCCTGGCGTTCTTGGACCACGAGAACGTGGACATGCGGTTCGTGCGCGGCAAGTGGCAGAAGATCCGCTACCACACCCCTGAATCGTTGCGTGGTCTGTTGTCGCGCTACTTCGAGGACGTGCAGCTCAGTGACACAACTCGGGCCACCGTAAAGGCCGTCTGCCGCAAGCCACGAGTATTCCCAATCGAGGAATACCGCGAGGCTTTCGAAAACGAATTCAACATGCCCTATCCCAACGATTTCCGGCATGACCGCCATGGCGAAATCGTGCGGAAATTGATAGAATTGATCAAGGATGGTAATATTCAAATCGAGGGGTGATTGGATGAATTCGGGGGCAGGCCCAGAAAGGGTCTGTGTTGACATAGAGAAGCGCGCGGACTACCGCATCATGTGGCTGGCCGGCATCAGAGAAGTGGACCTTACACAGCACTGCCTGAAGACATTCGCCGGCTGCGACAGGCCACGGGTCGACTCACGCATGCGGCATCAACAGATCTATCTGCCGACAGATACGCCGCCGGTCGCCTGGTACCTATGTGCGCTCCCCCTCCCCTGGGACTGGCCAAGCAACGCCCACCTCGCCTTCGAGTGGGCGCCGGGACAGACCTGGGAAGGTAGCGCGCTAGTGCCGGGCCTCGGAGTAAAACTGACCAACGCCCAGCCCATCCTCGGCTGGGGCGAACACTCCACACCGACCGACGAGCCGCTGCGGAGCTCACGCCTATATCGGACCTGTCGGAACTGGCAGTTCGGCTGGTGGCTTCGCGTCAACCGCACTATCCCGATTGCAACACCACTGACAACGCCCCCCGAGTCCGGACCGAAGCAGTTGAGCTTCAGCTGACGCACGTGGCTGTGCCCGACCTGCGAATGGAGACCGGGCGCAGCTACCCACGGTCAAAGTCTCTCGATTCGAGATTCGATGAGACGCCTAGCCGCAGCGTGTCCGTACTTTTGGGCAATTGACAGTGGCGTCTCACCGCTCGGCGAAGACCTATTGGGGTCGGCCCCATAGGCAAGAACGATCGCCGTGAGTGCAGAGGATACTGTTTCGCCTGATTGAAGGGCGGAGTCTCCCTCAATGTCAATTGCATGAATTAGTAGAGTGAGGCCGCAGCAAATCTCGTTAGGATCAGATCCCGAATCCAGCAGCTGTGCGAGCTTTTCGAAATCTTCTGACTCGATAGCCTGATGTGCGGGTGTCCAAGGGGACTCCAGGTGCAAGTTCATCACTCTACGATACAGCAGGCCCTGGGCCTATAGTGACCCAGGGCCCGGTTGGCTAATTTCTACCTGACGTGTAATTTATCCTGATATTCGGAAACATTTGGTTGAACTGCCCGATGACTGGCGTACATGAGGAACAGGCCGCCTGCGACGAATGCATCACCAACGTGCCTCTGACGTCTGATGGCGCCCCGATTTGATTGGCGACGTAAGTTAGCATCTTGTATTCCGTATCGAACTCACGCGAGTTGTTTCCAGTTGCCGTCGCAGTGAACCGGGCCGGGTTGCCGGGCGAGCCAACGTTCGGAACGAACCCTTTGCCTCTGTCGCCACTACCACTGACAGACAGCAACAGATGGGCATCCTCGTTTTCCAGTTGGATAACTCCAGAGAGTGCCGACCTCTTCTTCCCTGCGATTCCCTTCGCATACATGGATTCGACCGCGTCTTTGAGACCAGAAAGCATGGAAGGCTTTTCTGCAGATCCAGCAGCGAAGGACCAAGGTCCTGGCGTAACAGGAAGGTCAGATTGAGACTCGATGCCTGCCGCTATACCTGCTTTGGCGCATGCAATAAGGAACGCATTGCATATTGGTGCCGCGATCACCCCGAGTGATACGCCTGCCACGCCGTAGACGAGTGTGCATTCTAGCCAGCCTGAGCAGCCGCCATTAGCGCCCACCAAGTCAGGTGCAGCAGGATAGCCCCCGGAGTATCCGTGTGTGCTGTAGGTATCCGTATCGGCAGTGGGGTCGATGGGGACAGTGGTCGGTTCGCAATAGTTCGCACCCTGCGCGTAGTAGCACTTGCCGCTGCTCTCGCTTCCGTTCCCACTCCCGCTTCCGCTTCCGCTTCCACTGCCACTGCCACTGCCACTGCCACTGCCACTGCCACTGCCACTGCCGAGATCATTCGGCGTGGTGGTGCAGTCTCCTCCGTCTTCGTGTCCATTGCAATCGTTTACCGTTCCGCCGTTGGCGGTGCAGCGTGTGAAGTAGTTGCAGTTGTCTTGCCACAGACCAGTCGGGTCGGACGTAGTGACAGGTGTGTTCGCTGCATAGGCGTAGCCGTTGAGGGATTGGAGGTTGTCGAGGGTCATCACGGGGTCGGCGCTGATGAATTGACCGAGGGTGGTGTCGTATTCGCGGGCGCCGATGTGGGTGAGGTTGGTGGTGGGATCGATATCACCGCTGACGAAGCCCTTCTGGCCAGGCCAGAAGGTGGGGGCTGCGCCGCGGGGGGCTCCGTACGGGAGGGATTTGCGGCGATTGACGGCGAGATTGCTGGCGCTGACGGAGAGCTGGTTCGTGCCGTGCGGGTCTGCGGTCAGGATGCGGACCTTGCCGTCGGTGCTGGTGCGAACAGCGGACCCGCCGGGCACGCTGTAGTAGCGGGTGCCCGCCAGGGCGCCGGTGGCCTTTGCAAGGGTGAGTTCTTGGCCACCCGGCAGGTAGAGGGTAGTAGCGGCGGGTTCACGCCTGAGGATGCGGGTGCCGTCAGTGTCGTACAGGAAAGTGGTGGTAGCGCCGGCGATAGTGGAGGAGGCGAGTTTGCCTTCCTCGTTCCACTTCAAAACCTGGGCGTTCCCGGTGGCAGGGGTCTTGGCGGTGAGGTTGCCGGTGGCGTCGTAGGCGTAGTTGTCGGTGCCGTTGGCACCGCCGGTTGCGGTGACACTGCGCAAGCCATGAGCCTGGGCAGCGCCGTTGGTGATGGGGTACGCATAGGTGCGGGTGGTGTCGGCGGTGACAGGTCCGGCATTGTGCTGGGTTTCAGTGGCGCGCTGGCCAGTGTTGGTGAAGGTCCAGCTGGTCCAGTACGGGTCGACAGTGCCTAGGGACGGGGTGCCGGAGCCGTTGGTGGGCCTGGTGGTGCAGGCATCGGCGGTGGTCCAGGCCTCGGTTAGGCGCTTGGCCCAGTCGTAGCTGTAGCACTGGTCGTCGGCGATAGTGCCATCGTTCTGGTCGTCCCGAACGCGGGTGACATTGCCTACCGGGTCGTAGCTGTACTTGACGTCTGAGATGGTCTTGGGGGCGCTGGCACTACGGTCGACAACCGCGTCGGTGACGCGGCGGGTGACCGGGTCGTAGGTGAGGGTCTGGTAGACGAGCGTGCCGATTTTGCCGAGCTGGGCCTGGGCAAGTTCGCCGAACGGGGTGTAGCTGGCGCCGCGCAGATACACCTGCGAAAGAGTGCCATCGACGACACCCAACTGATCCTGGCTGGTGTACTGGTTGGTGACCGTCTCCGCAGGAAGAGCAGTAGTGGCGTTGGTGTTCCCGGTGCTGTACCCAGTCGTCTGCGGCAGGCCGTTCACCGGGGTAGTGGTGCCGGAGATTGTGTAAGTGCCCGCCAGTTTCTCTTCGCCGGGGACCGATGGCACGGTCACCTGGGTGCCGGTGGACTTGCCTGCGTTGTCGTAGCCAGTAATCGCGGTGGTGTAGGCGGCGTTCGGGGTGACGGAAGTGTCGTAGCGCACTGAAGTGGCGGGCAGGCCCTTGCCACCGGGGACAGTGTCGTAGGTCCACTCAGCCAGCTTCGGGCCAATGGCCGAGTTCTTGCGCAGAGTGGTCCTGCGGCCGAGCTCGTCATAGGTCGTCGCCAGCGTGGTACCACGGGCGTCGGTGGTGCTTTGGACGCGACCATCTGCGCCATAGACGGTGGTACCGCTGCCCTTGTCCGGATCACTCACCGCGACTTGTCGACCGCGTAGATCGTACTGGTACGTCCAGCTGTTGCGGCCGGAGGAGTCGGTGACTTTGGACAGATGTCCGGCCTGATCGTAGGCGCGGGTTGTGGCCTCGTACTGGGTGGCGGGGGCGTCGATGACGGGGTTGCGGTCTTTGTACTGGCGCTCCTCGGTGGCGCGCCCCCGTGTGTCGGTCACGGTCAGCGTGGCGGTGCCGCCGGCCGGTGGGACCGTTGCGGTCCAGGTGGCGCCATAGGTGGTGGTCGTGCGCCACTTTTCGACGTTCAAGGACAGCGTGGCCACTGCGGTGGGCCGGTCGCGTCCGTCGAACTCGGTCAGCGTCGCGCTCGGGACCTGATTATCGGCGACGACCAGTATGGCGGAGGAGACTGACTGGCTGTTGTAGTAAGGCGCATTGGTGCGGTAGGCGCGGCCGTGGTCGTCGTAGAACGTGTCGGTGACGGTACGGCCGACCGTGCCGATGGAGTCGGTCTGGGTCTGACGAGCCCGGAGCAGCGAGTCGTAGTACGCGGTTGAGATGCCCCAAGTGCCGTCCTCGTGCAGCGACTTAGTGGTAACGGTGGATGGGGCGATGGAGGACAGGTTGTACGTGAAGGTGACGTTCGGGTCGCCGGTGGTTGCCCGGCCCGGGCGCCAGCCCTTGGTCAGGCGGCCCGCGGCATCGTATTCGCTGCTGGTGGTACGGCCGTTGGCGTCGGTGGCCTTGAGGGTGAGGCCGCGCAGACCATCAAGGTCGGCATTAGTGGTGTAGCCCTTGGGGTCAGTGACGGTGACTTTGGTGGGCTGTGCTCCGGTGGTGGGTGTGTACGCCGTGGTAGTGGTCTGGCCGTCCTGGCCCTTGGCGGTCAGCGCACGGCCGTAGGTGTCGTAGGTGGTCTGGGCGGTGGTGTCCCAGGCCAGGTTTCCGTCGCTGCCGAGAGTGGATGCCTGTTCCACCTTGGTGGCGTTGGCTTGGCCGTACTTGGGTGCGGTGCCGACTCCCTGGCCGTCATAGGAGGTGCGGGAGGCGCCGGTAATCCACCCATTCAAGGCGACGTCGTCGCAGTGCGAGCGGTAGGTGGTGACCTGGGACGGGTAGGAGATCAGCCACTTCGTCGTGTCCGCCGTGGCGTAGTCAGTGGTGGTGCACCTGGCTTCCACGCTGCCGTTCGCGCCGTCGTCGCCCTCACGCGCCACCAGGCCGTACGTCGGGTCGTAGGTTCGGTTGCTGGTGAGGGTGTGCCAGGTCTTGCCGTCGTCCATGAGGGTGGAGGCGGCTTCGCTGACGGTCCCGGAGAAGTGGGCAATCTTGTCGGGAAGAATGGAGGCGGGAGTATGAGAGTGATCGGGGTCGGTGATGCCCTTCACGGCCTGGGTGGCGGTGGCTGCGGATTCCCAGGGGGTGTAGGTCGTCTTGGCCACGACCTTGCCAGTGAGGGCGTCGTCCTTGTCGTAGGTGCGGGTCTCGGCGGCGCGGCCTGAGAAGTCGGTCCGGTCGGTGACTCCGTTGATTTTCGCTACCGGACGGGGGGTGCCGTCGACGAGGGTGTCGCCGGCCATGCCGACGAAGTAGGCTGTCTCGGATTTGGTGCGGTTGGTGGAACCGACGTAGGTGCGGACGGTTCCGTACCCGTGGAAGTCGCTCCAGGTACGGTGCTTGTCGAGAGTGAACTCACCTGTGTCCTTGGCCCAGTTGGGGCCATCGGAGTAGGTGTAGCTGGTGGTCTTGGAGCCCGATCCGGAGCCGCCAGTGGTGTCACTGTCGATGATCTGCGTGACGACGTACTTGTGGAACCAGTCCTTGACCGGGTCGACCGCACCGCTAGGAGTCCACCAGGAAGGGTAGCAACGCCGGCCGTTGTTGTCCGGTGTGGGCAGGGTCGTTGGTGTGCAGTCGGTGGGGCTGTAGGTAACGAGGGTCTGACCGCCGGTCTCGTTGGTGACCTTGGTGATGCGCTGCTTATTCAGCGGTGGACGGCCTTCGGCGGCGTCGACCCGGTTAGGCATCATGTCACCGCTGAACGTGGTGGGCGGCAACGGAATGTCTGCGAGGTCTCCGGCCTTGGCGGTGCGCTGGATGGAGTCCAACCACAGGGAGGGGCTGGAGACGTCGCCCGTCTTGGGGAAGGACTGCGTGAGCGCCCAGGTGTCGACAGGCTGCAGTGTGGTGCCGGCGAGCGCGTAGGTGTTGATGGCGGTCAGGCGCTTGCGGGTCCAGAACGATGGGCCGCCCTCAAGACACTGCTTGCCGTCGGTGCAGTTGAGGTCGACAGGCGTGTCGGGCCAGTTGGTAGCGTGGTCCTTATCGAACGTGGTGCAGTCACTGGCCAGGCAGCGTTCGGAAGTGTCGAAGGTGATCCGGCCAGCCGGGTTGGCGGTCGAGTAGACGGCGCCGTCGCGCAGCCCATAGTCGATGCGGGTCAGATAGCCGCCACGGGTGTACTTCACCGGGCTGTCGATCTTCATGTCCCTGGCGTAGTAGCCGTCTTCCTTGGCGTAGTACAGGGCCTGAGCGTTGCCGTGCGGGTCGACTATGTAGTCGAGGTTCCAGCGCCAGCCCTGCATGACGGCAGAGGAGGCGAAATCGTCGGCGTGGCCCGGCTCGCCCGCATGGTTGCCGAAGACAGGGACGGTGAAGACCGAGTTCGTCTCCTCCTTCCCTGTGGACCAGCCGGGTAGACGGTTCTTGCCGAACCAGTACTGGGTGCCGTCCTGGGTGGTCACCCGCCAGTACTCGGAGTCGTCATCCCCCGAGTTGTTGCCCGGGGAGTCATACATCCGCTCGATGCGGGAACCGTCGTCGTTGGCCAGGCGCCAGGTGTTCTTGCCCGCGTCCCAGATGAGCTGGTTGGAGGATCCGTTCAGGGAGAGGGTGGCGTTGTCCGACTTCCAGCACAGGTCGCCGACCTTGTCGGTGTTGTTGCCGCCCTGCTTGTCGTTCTCGCACGCTGCGTATGTGCGCTCGATGAATCCGGGAGAGTACTCCCAGCCCTCACCGACCCAGGACGGCTGGTTGTTGGTGGAGGCCGTACGCCCGTCCACCGACGAGGAGTTGTACGACAGGTTGATCTTGGGGACGAGCCCCCCGGGCGCCTGGGGAACCCCGATCGGAATGCTCCAGCCGAAGCCGCCTGAGTTCCCGCCCGCCGACCACGACCCCGACGAAGACAGCGACGTCGCCTTGAACGAACCCTCCGAACCCTCGGCCCCTGCCGTCGCGGCTAGCACCGTTACCCCGCTGGCCACCGCCATGGATGGTGCGGCGAACGCACTCATCTTGGGCGTGCCCTGCAGGGGGGTGGTGGCGGTCAGCGTGTGGGTGGCGGTGTTGTTTTGGGAAGCCAGCGGCGTTGCCTTACGGCACTCCGCCTTATCGGGGGTGATCAGGGCGCAGGCGGGGAGAGTGACGAGGTGAAGGCGGGAGGACCAGCCAGCACCGTAGGCGTCACGGATGCTGTTGTAGTCGACCTCGACCTGGGCTGTTCCGTCGTCCGAAGCACCGTCGGTGCGCTGGACCGAGAGCAGCAGGCCGTCGACGCCTGCCTGTTGGGTGGCTTTGCGGTCGGCGAGACTGACCCGCACCTTCGACGGTGCCTTGCCCGGTGCCCTCTTAGCTCCGGTGGTGGCGTTGGCAGCGCCGACGCGGATGGGGAGGGTGCCGGCGGAGGCTGTGACTCCCTGGGCCGCGCCAGTCATGGGCGCGGGCAATGCGATGTCGGCGGTGCCTGACTTGGGCCACATAGTGGGGGCGGGCTGCCACTTCTGGGACAGCCGGGTAAAACGCGCCTTGTTGCTGTCAAGGTCCTTCCCGTCGACCGAAGCGGCCTTCGGTACGGGGGGCGCCTTGAACGAGGAGTCCGCAGCCCAGGAAGGCACTGAAAGCAGGGAAAAGGCCAGCGCGGCCGATGTCGCTCCGACCACAAGTGTCCGTATTTTTCGCTGCCCATCACGGCGTGTTCGTCTTACCGCGATCGGCACAGCTCGGACCTGACGGAACAACATGAAACCCCACCCCGGAACAACAACACTGCTTTACAGAACCTTCGCATCCAAACTCAAAGATCAACCGCCCACAAGGGGGGACCGTGAAAAATCTTTATGGCCCGCACACATCGGACAGCAATCCCCAACACAAGCCCCTGATCAGCAAGTTTCCACGCAACAGCAGGCAAACCGGGACACCATGCCATCAAGGATGGCTTTTCATATCCGCTTGCACACCACATGTGGACCATCTCATCCCTTTGACATGAAAAGGCTTCCTCATAGAAGGAGGGCGCCCATCCCTGCACCGATAGGGGTTTGCATAATGTGCAAATCTTCTGCATCTCTTTGATGCGTTCCCTGAAAGGCCCCCGCATGAGACCTGGCCGCCTTAGAAGCGGCGCGAACAGAGGCAGTACAGCTGCCCTGATCGCCCTCGCTCTTCCCCTTGCGTCCTTCACCCTTCTGGCAAGTCCCGCATCCGCCGCAACCACCGCCACTGCCTCCAACTCGCCTGATGTACAGGCGAGTTCGGAAGCAGAGGCGTTTGGGCTGGCGGCGAAATTGGGCCACCGAATAGAGATCATCGATCGGCGTGAGGAGTCCGCCGAGACATTCGCCAACCCCAACGGCACGCTGACGCGGCGTCAGTACACGGCGCCGGTGTGGACGCGCTACGACCGGACGTGGAAGAAGGCGGACGCCACCGTCGTGGCGCGTCCGGACGGCACCGTGGGCCCGGCTGCCCCCGTCTTCGGCATCACGTTCTCCGGCGGCGGCACAACTCCGCTGGCCACGATGACCAAGGGCGACAAGCAGCTCGCCCTGAGCTGGCCCACCACCCTGCCCAAGCCCGTCCTGGACGGGGCCACCGCGCTGTACAGGTCGGTGCTGCCGGATGTCGACTTGAAGGTGATTGCCGAGACCGACGGCTTCGCCGAGCACCTGATCGTCAACACCCCCCAGGCAGCGACCAATCCCGCAATCAAGTCCATCAAGCTCGGCATCACCACCAAGGGCGTCACCCTGGCCGACGACGCCGGAGACAACCTGACCGCCAAGGACACCGCCGGCAACACCGTCTTCAGCGCGCCCCGCCCCACCATGTGGGAGCAGCCGCCCGCCACCAGCAGCACGGCGGGGCCGACTGCTCCGGCGGCCAAGAGCCTGGCCCGTGCGGCAGCGGCCGATGTGCCGCAGCCGACACGGTCGGCGCCTGTCGGCGTCGCGGTTTCCGACACCGCCCTGACCCTGACTCCGGATCCGGCGCTGCTAGCCGGTGCCACCCAGTTCCCGCTGGTCATCGATCCGCCGTTCACAGGCGGCGTGCGGGAGAAGTGGGCGGTGGTCTACTCCGAGTTCGGCGGCGAGTCCTACCCGAACGGTTCGGGCTGGCACTCCGACACTCCTGCGGACGAACCGCGGGTTGGCAACAACGGCCGCGGTGACACCCGTTCGTTCTTCGCGATGAACACCAACGGGCTCCAGGGCGCAACCATTCTCGACGCCACGTTCTCGCTGGAGGAGACGCACTCCTGGGGATGCGACCCGGCGGCCGCCGGGTGGACCGAGCTGTGGACCGCGACCGACATCTCCGACACGCCCAGCTGGAACAATCAGGGCTCGTACTGGGGCCATGTGCTGGCGTCGGACTCCTACGCCCACGGCAATCCCACCTACTGTCCCGGAGTTCAGGGTCACGACTACCACAGCGCGGCACTGACCAGCTACGTCCAGGAAGCGGCCAACAAGGGCTGGGACCCTCTGGTCTTCGGTCTGCGCACCGACGACGGCCACCTTGGTGACCACAACAGCTTCAAACGGTTCAAGAACAGCCCGGCCCTGGAAGTCACCTACAACTTCAAGCCCACGGTCGACAGTTCCGCCGCCTTCGAGGGCAACTGGGCGCCCGGCGCCGACGGCAACAAGCAGGTCCCCTGCAACGGAGTCATCGGCAACAGCGGCCTGGCCATGACCGCCAAGGTCACCGACAAGGACGGCGGCAAGGTCACCGCCATCTTCAAGGTCAACAACGCCGTCGGCCAGGACGTGCCCTTCCCCACCAACTGGCAGACCGTGTGGACCGGCAGCACCGCCACCGCAACCGTGCCCACCAAGAATCTGACCAGCGGCACCTACAGCTGGCGGGTCTACGCCCAGGACGAAGAGAACACCACCAGCCCCACCACCGCCTGGTGCACCTTCACCGTCGACCAGCAAGGCCCCACAAACCCGGTCGCGGTCACCACACCGGCCGGGAAGCCTGCCAACGACCCGACGGTCGTCTTCCAGGCCCGCACCACGGCCAAGCTGACCCTGTCCAACTCGGCTGACGACCTGGCAGGGTTCTGCTGGACCACCGACCACTATCTCTCGGTGTCCAACACCCGCTGCTACGACGGCACCTGGACCGACGTCGGCCCCGACAAGCACACCGCAACCATCAACGCGACCCCCACCAGCTACCCCAACAGCAAGCTGTACGTCATGGCCTACGACAAGGCCGGCAACCACTCCCCCATGGACGGCGCCATCGACACCGTCCAACTCAGCACCAGCAAGCCCGCCTTCGTCTACGGGCCCGGAAAGGACCCCAGCAAGGCGCTCTCCTACCAGGATCTGCCCGGCGACCTCAACGGCGACGGCTACCCCGACATGCTCGCCACCGACACGACCGGCAAACTCAGCCTCTACCCCGGCAACGGCACCGGCGCCGTCGGCGACCCCGTCACCGTGGGCCTGGGCGGCTGGAACGGCGCACTCATCGCGCACGGCGGCGACTTCGTCGGCATGAATGGCACCGACTCGCCCGATGGCTACGAGGACTACCTCGTCAAGCTCAACAGCGGCAAGCTCTTCCTCTACCCCGGCAACGGCCAAGGCGCCCCATGGTTCTGGAACCGCCGCGAACTGACACGCCCGTCCGCCGCCACGGGGCAGGGCGCCGCCTTCCAAGACTGGGGCGGGCTGCAGCAGATCATCGCCCCGGGCGACATCGATCAGAACACCACCGCGAACCATGCGGGTGGCAACGACCTGATCACCATCGAATGCGCCGATGCCAAGTGCACCAACGCTGAACTCTGGCTCTACAGCGGCAACACCATGAGCGACGGCGGCGCGGATCAAACAACTCCGTTTGACATTAACGGCCGCATGAAGCTGGGCACCGCGTGGCAGGGCTACACCAACCTCGCCGTCGGTGACCAGAACGGCGACGGCATCAAGGACCTCCTGGCCCGCGACCCCGCCGACGGCAAGCTCTACCTCTACCCCGGCAAACTGACCAACGGCGTCTTCTCACTCGGCGACCGCAGCGTGTACGGATCCGCCGGCTGGGCCCCCGCCGATCGCCCCCACCTCGCCTCCGCGGGCAACGTCCAGGGCACCGTCACCACCGGCACCTACAGCGACCCGGACAGCGGCACCAACATCACCTACCAGCAGTTCCAGCCCAAGACCGGCGAGGAATACGGCGACTTCTGGGCCACCACGCCCGCCAACAGCAGCTACAACGTGAACTACGTCGACGACACCGGCACCGCCCGGACAACGACCAGCCCCACCGGCTGCCTCCTCTTCTACGCCGGCGGCAAGACCATGGGCCGCGACCCCAAACTCCTGGGCTGCGGCGGCTGGAGCAGCTACATCACCAACCTCTTCTGACCGACCCGCGGGCGCGGCCAAGCAAGCCAGCTGCGCCCGCGGATGGCAGCACTCTCACAGCAGAACGCTTTGCGGCCGGCCTCAATCGGGCCCCACGTGCCTCGCATGGCCTTGCCGCATCCACCTGTCGACCTGCAGATCTGGCGGAACAGAAAATCGTCTGCCGCGCTACGGCGGCGCCTACCCGCCGCCGCCATACTCCCTTGACCAGAAGGACGCTCATGCCAAGACGATTCGGTCGCATAGCAATCACCGGCAGCTGGGTCGCCGCGCTGCTCGCCACGGCCATCGGTACCGCTGCCCCCGCAGCCGCCCAGGACGACTTCAGCTTTACTCTGCCCGGCGAGATGACGTTCTACCCCGGCGACACCGCCGTCTCGACTCCCCCGGCCGCGGTGTCCGGCAACGCCGACGGAAACCTCGTCTTCGCGTTCTCCTCCCAGCCCCTCACCGGCCAAACAGGCCAAGCAGGCCTGCCGACGGGAGTGTCCTTCAACCCGGATCAGCTCAACTACTGCCACGCCGTGCCCGGGTTCACGGCTGTCTACAAGTGCAACATCGTCGGCCAGAACTTCCGGCCGGGTCCCAGCCTGCTCATCGCCCCCGACGCACCGGACAGCACCACGTACTACGGCGCCGTCTACCTCCCCCGCGGAGGCGACCTCAACGCCGCAGCCCAGCAGGCCCAGACCGCAGGCACCACACCGGCCGACGGCACCCACGTCACATCCCAGTTCAAGGTCATCAGCGCCGAGCACCTCGCCCGCAACACCCTCACGTTCAGCACTCCCGACCTGCCAGCCGGTGCCCCCACCCAGCAGACGCTGCGGGTCCATGCCGTCGACAAGGGGCGACTGGAGATCTACTTCGCCATGCCGCCCGGCCAGATCAGCAGCAGCGGACACACCCTCAACGTCCAACTCACCAACCTCACCACCGGCAACACCGCCCAGTGCACCCTGGGCCCCTACACCTTCATCGACCACCGCATCTCCTGCACGGTCGATCCCGGCGACACCGACATCACCTACACCCTCACCCCCGCCCCCGGGTCCGAAAGCTGGAAATTCTCCGCCCTGGCCACCTACAACATCTACTCCTACGGCAGCCGCTACCTCACCGCCCAGGGCGACTTCGCCATCCAGGGCCTCCCAGTACGCGACCACGCCCGCCTCATGGCCCGCGACACCAGCGGACGCCTGTACGAGTACACCGGCACCGGAAACGGCGACACCCCGTTCCAGCCCCGCGACCAAATCGGCACCGCCTGGAACACCTACACCACCGTCACCCGCCTCACCCCACTCCAGGAAGACAAGTCTGCGGGCGACCTCGTCGCCCGCGACGGCGCCGGAGTCCTCTGGTACTACCCCAGCTACTCCCACATCGGCGGACCCCTCGGCGACCGCATCCGCCTCGGCGCAGGCTGGAACACCTACACCACCCTCACCGGAGCAGGCGACCTCACCGGCGACGGACACCCCGACCTCCTCGCCCGCGACACCCACGGCGTGCTGTGGATGTACAAGGGAACCGGCAACCCCAACGCACCCTTCACCGACCCCACCCGCCTCGGCGCCGGCTGGAACACCTTCAGCGCACTCACCTCCACCACCGACCAGACCGGCGACGGCCACCCCGACCTGCTGGCTCGCGATACCCGTGGCGTGCTGTGGATGTACAAGGGAACCGGCAACCCCAACGCACCCTTCATCGACCCCACCCGCCTCGGCGCCGGCTGGAACGCCTACACCCAGCTGCTCGCCAGCGCCGACGTGAACGCCGACGGCATCCCCGACCTGCTGGCCCGCGACACCTACGGCGTGCTGTGGGTTTACAAGGGGACGGGTAACCCCAAAGCCCCCTTCGCCGACCCCAGCCGCATCGGTGGCGGCTGGAACAACTACAGCCAACTCATTTGACCCCATCTGTCGGCCGCCCGTACGGGCGGCCGACAGCCAGACTCCACGCCGCCGACGGTGACGCCCCCGCAGCCGCTGAGCAGGGTCAACGCGGTCACCCAGGGCACGCTAGATGGCTGAGAGGGTTGCCGAGCCTGGGCAGACCCCTCTGCCATGGGCTCCGCTACGGGATCATGATGTAGAGGCGCGGGGCCCTGGGAGTTATTCATGGGCCGCCCCAACCGTGCCACTCGGGCTGCCATCACCCAGCGCCGTGCGGACGCTATCGACCTGAAGCTCGCCGGCATCGACTGGCTGACGATCGGCCGCAAGCTCGCAGCAGACCCCTCGATCAATACAGATGGTGTCGCCTACCCCCAGGGGTACGGCATCGACAAGTACAAACGCGGGCTGGAACCTCCCACCGACAAGCGCCTGATCGAGCTAGCCTGCAAGGACGTCTCCAAGGCGCTGGTCGAGCGCACCACCGTGCTCGACGGAAACGCCGATGAGCTGCGCCAGCTCATGGTGGAGCGCCTGGAGCGGCTCTTCTTCACCGTCTACCGGGCCGCGATCCGCAACGGTGACTACCAGGCGGTGGACCGGGCGGTGCGGATCATCGAGCGCAGCAGCCGCCTACTGGGCCTGGACCGCCCCACCCGCACCGAAGTGTCCGGCCCCGACGGGACCGCCGTACAAGTCGAGACCGCCGGTCTGGAAGAGCTGGAGCGGCTGATCAGTCTCGCGGCCGACGCCGCGGACAAGGGTGCGGAGGGCTGACGAGGCTGCGGTCCTCCGTCTGTACCGGACCCTGCCCGCAGGGAAGCGCAGGGAGATCGCCGCAGCCTCCAGCCCCGAACTCCGTGCCCACCTCGTGCGGGTCGAGCGGGAGCTGGCGATGGACCGCTCCCCCGGCGCCATGGCGTCCGTCCTCACCGGCGGGCGGGAGATGCAGGCCCCACACCTGGGACTGATCGACGCCGCATTCGAACGCGTCGCTGCGGGCACGCCGACCAAGCTGCTGCTGACCATGCCGCCCCGGCACGGCAAGTCCCGTCGGGCGGCCCGGTGGGCGCCGCTCTGGTATCTGCGGCGACGCCCCGAGCACCGGGTCATGATCGCCTCTTATTCGTCCGATCTGGCCGATGATCACGGCCGGTGGATCCGGGACGCGATCCTCAACTACGGCCCGCAGACTGGCGTCAGCCTGCGCCAAGGATCTTCCGCCGCGAACCGCTTCGACCTCGCCGGGACGGAGGGCGGTGCGGTCATGGCCGGTGTCGGCGGCGGCCTCACTGGCAAGGGCGCCCACCTCGCCGTGGTGGACGACCCGATCAAGGACGCCCAGGAGGCGTCCTCCCCCACCATGCGCAAGCGGCTGTGGGAGTGGTGGCAGGCAGTCCTCCTCACCCGCATCGAGCCCGGTGGCTCCGTGATCCTCATCCAGACCCGCTGGGACGAAGACGACCTTGCCGGCCGGATCCTCGCAGACGAAGGCGACCGCTGGACCGTCATCGACCTGCCCGCCCTCGCCCTGTCCCCGGACGACGCCCTCGGCCGCGAAGCCGGCGCGCCCCTGTGGCCCGAGCGGTACGACACCGACGCGCTCGCCGAAATCCGCCGCTCGGTCGGCGAACGCGTCTGGTGGTCGCTGTACATGCAACAGCCGCGCCCGCAGGACGGCGGGGTGTGGCAGTGGCCGTGGATCACCAGCAACCGCATCAGCGCCACCCAGTTCAGGGGCATCGACCTCGCACGGATCGTCGTGGCCGTCGACCCGGCAGGCGGAAAGTCCGCCGTGGGCGACGAGACCGGCATTGTGGCCGCAGCGAGCGACCGCGACGGCCACCTGTACGTTCTGGACGACCGCTCCGGTAACCGCGGCGCCGACTCCTGGGGCCGCGAAACCTGCCTGCTCGCCATCGAGTTGAGAGCCGATGCCATCGTCGTCGAGTCGAACTACGGCGGCGACATGTCCCGTCAGATCCTCCACCAGGCGTGGCAGGAACTCCAGCGTGAACAGCGCACCGAGAACATGCTGATGCCCGCAGTCCTGCCGGTCACCGCGAAGCACGGCAAACGACTGCGGGCAGAGCCGATCGCCCAGCTCTATGAGCAGGGCCGAGTCCACCATGTCGGTGAGTGGCCCGCACTTGAGCAGCAGATGGTCACCTGGGTCGCCGGCATGGACTCGCCGGACCGCATGGACGCTGCGGTCCACGCGCTGACACAACTCGCTGATCCGCAACAGGCATCCACTGGAGTGACGGCATACAGCGACAGCCGCTTGACGGGGCGCCGCTGAACGATTCTCTCCTGGCGGATGGCCACAGCACATGGGCGGACGGGTAGCTCGCGTCACGGACGTTGAGGGAATGGCCATCACTCCGCGAGAGGTAGGCATACCTGACGACCCGTCAGGTATTGATTCACGCCTGAACATTGAAGTGTGGTCAGAGATCGCCCGGCTAGGGCACCTCCGAGGGCAGTGCCTCACGTGAGGCACTGCCGTCAAAGCACCACGTCACGCGGTGCGGTGCGAGGAGAGCATGTCCGAAGCGGTCACGTTCCGGGTGGCCTGTCAGTCAAGATCGATTCCGACGGCCCAGGAACGTTCCTAAAGGGTTGTCCCGCAACTGCCCTCATGACCCCTGGTCACTGTGACCGAGGCCGGAAACCGGGTGCAGCCGGATATGAACGCCTGGCACCACGGCTCCCATGATCATGTGTCGAAAGGCCGATGCCGCGTAGACGGCCACGCGCACTGCGCGCCGAACAGCCCATCTCTCGCGTCTGGGGGCCGACCCCGCCGTTCCGAATTCATGGACTCTCGACCAGGGCGAGCCTAGCCGTGCACCGGGTCGAGCACCTGAGCGGCAGCCTCTATATCCATCCAGGCGCAACCGACTGTGCGTTGCGGCAGTACCGCGAGTTCCTACACCCACCGGGCAGACGTCCGCTGTACCCGCAGGAGTCGTCCTGCCCATGCACCTGGTGCGCCTTCTACGACGTCCGGCACGCACGCGACGTGCTGGAGGAGGTCTTGGAGAGGCTGCCGGAACCAGCCCGTGCCGAGCTCGGCCGGCTCGTGAAGCCTTTGGACGCGGTGTTCTTTCGCCGTACTCTGCCGGACCCGTTCACGCACCGGCGTCAGTGGCGGACACAGTTCTGGTGGTATCGCCGCCTGGCCGACAGGTCGGAGTGGGGGTGACGGAACCCGTGGTCGCCGCGCGCCGAGGTGACAATCCCCCAAAGATCATTTTCGGGACAACCCCTTGGCTGGGTCAGGGAAGTCTATCCATCGGAGGCTCCGATCATACGCAAGATCAAGCACGGTTCCCTTGATGCTCCGCCCTGAGTCCGACCTTCGGGGCGGTCATTTCGGATATTGCTTAATCGGTTTTCGTTGTGTAATTTGATTGCATGCAGATCCTCCCCTGCGGGCACATCAATTGATGCCGCATACAGGAGGCGGCAGGTCAGGGGCCAGCCCGGCAAGACTCGACCCCTGACCCGCCACCAGACGGCGCCAGCCGCTACTTGCGCAGCTCATCCACTGCTTCGATTAAGAATCGAAGCAGGCTTGCGATCCCCCCTAACAGGGAGATCGACTGCGCTAAGCGGCTGGCGCTTCGCGCTCCCCTTTCGGGGGCATGTGCATGCCTTCCAGGCATTTTCGTCACCTCCTCCCCCAGCACTGTCCGGAATACTTCATTCCGGACAGCCCCGGGCAAAGAGCTGCGACACATGCGCCTCCAACTCTATTCATCCACCGAACTTCCTGCACACAATTCCCCGAAAACCCACGACTTCAATTCAGGACCTCCGAAAAAGCATGCCGGATCTGCAGATTCCGCAGCACTACGCTGAGAAGCGGCGCGGGGCTGACGATGGGGACCTTCCTTCGTGGGCCTGCGTACCTTCCTCACCGATGCCTGGTCGTGGCTGAACTACAAGCCCGCCATGGCCTCCACCCTCGACGGGCGCCCGCACCGGGCACTCGCCCCAGAGGTACAGGCCAGCTGGCTGCCTGACGATGCAATCCGTCGCCTGGCCGCCTACAAGCTGCTGGGCGCCTACGACTCGAACCAGGCTGGTGAGCTCGCCGCGCTCACCGGCAACGAAGCCGCTGCCGAACGGCGGGAGTTCGGCGATCCGTCGGTGCTCGTGGACACGGCACTGGCGCATCTGTTGGGCAAGACCCAGCAGATCCTCGTGCCCGGTGCCGAGCATGCAGGGGATGAGGGCGCCGGGCCGGAGGCTGTGGCGGCTGCCGAGATGCAGCAGCGGCTGCGTGACTGGGCGGAGGCAGAGTTGCTGCCGCTTCGGATGCAGGCCGCGGAACGCAAGGCGGTCCTGCTGGGTGACGCGGTGTACCTGTTGGCGTGGGATCCGGCCAAGGGCCGGGTGACGCTGCGGACGTACGACCCCGGGTTCTACTTTCCGGTGCTGGACGACGATGCCGATCCGGGTGACTACCCGCGCCGGGTCCATCTGGCGTGGGAGGTCCCTGAGGATGCGCGGCGCGGGATCAAGGCGCGGGTGCGGCGGATCACCTTCGAGCTCGGCCCCATCGCTTCTGGTCTCGGACATCGCGAGGCGATGCGCCGTTACCCGTGGGCGCCGGAGCGCCCGTCGCCCACCACCTGCTATCTCTCCGATGCCGAGTGGTCCGTTGACGACCTGCGTCACGGTCAAACTCTCGACGAACTCCCTTTGGACAAAGCAGACTTCCGCACCCGGCCGGACGGTCAGGTCCTGGACCGGCTTGATCTGATGATCGACTTCATTCCTGTGCTGCATGTCAGCAACACGGTTGCGGACGGGGAGCACTTCGGGCAGTCGATGCTGGCGAAGGTCATGCAGGCTCTGGACGAGCTCGCGGAGACGGACACCGACTCTGCTCGTGCCTCAGCCACGACGGGAGCGCCCATCATCGGTCTCGCGGGCGCGCGGGCGGAGGTTGACCGGGTGACTGGGCGGCCCAAGCCGCTCGCGGTGCAGCCGGGCACGATCTTCCAGCTCGCCGACGGCGGACGGATGGATGTACTGGATACCTCCAGCCAGTTGGCGGAGCTGCGGGCTCGGGTGGAGGAGATCCGGGACCGTGCCGCGGTGAACGCCCGGCTGCCGGCGGTCAGCCTCGGGACGGTCGATCCGAGCGACGTGCCCAGTGGCTATGCCCTCCAGATCAGCCTGGGCCCGCTGGATTCAATGGTCGACTCGATGCGGCTGGCCCGCGCCCACAAGTACGCGCTGCTGTTGAAGATGGTGCAGCGCCTCCACCAGGCGGGCCGCGCCGAAGGCTGGCCGATTGGTCCGACTCTTCCGGCACGGCTGGTGTTCGGCCCGCACATGCCGACCGACCGGCAAGCCATCCTCGACGAGGTCGTCAAGGGGGTGGGAGCCGGGGTGTTCTCGCTGGAGACCGGCATCCGCATGCTCCAGGACGCCGGCTACCCCATCGAAGACGCCCGTGAAGAGGTCGTCAGAATCACCGCCCGCGCAGCATCCGCTAGTCCAGGGCCGACGGAGCGAGATCGTCCTTCTTCAGCGTCTTGAAGCCGTCGGCCTGTTCGTCGGCCGGGCGGCGGAGATCCTCCTCAGAGATCTTCACTTTGTTCCCGCCGCCCCACTGGACGAAGTACGTGCCTTCGCCGCCCCGTACATGGTCGAGGCGCGTGACAACCAGGCAGTCACCCGCGAAGTCCCCGAACTCCGAGGACAGGACCGTTCCTTCGTATGGCTGCCTGGACCGAGCCAGCCTCTTGCCGTCCCCGCCGAAGACGATGATCTCCTCGTCCGAGGCGTGTGGCACGCAGGAGCCAGGTGTTGAACCGGGCTTCGCGTACTCACCCGGTGCGGGGGATGCGAGGTACGCAGTGAACGGGGTGCGGTCCACCCACGGCTGCCACAGCCACAAGCCCGTACCTGCGACGACCATGAAGGCACCAGCCGCAGCGGCCCCCACCGCCACACGCTTCTTGGTCTTCGGTTGCTGCTCCTTGGACAGCGAGATGCCTGCCCGATCCGTCATGGAATCCCCCTCATTCATAGAGTTGATCATGTCAGGCAGGTCGGACAATCCCGGCTGTCACGGGCGTGACGTTGGCTTCCGTAGACTCGATCACGGCGCGGGGCCATCGAGGAGTTGCACGTCTTGATGACCCGCTCTCTGCCCTCTCCGGATCTGGTCCTGGGCTACCGCCGCGACGGCCGCCCGATCCGGCCCGTCCTCGGGGCGTCTGCCGACGATCCATCGAATGACGAGGTCCAGGTCACGATCAGCCAGAAGCAGCTCAACACCCTTCTGGCGCGGGAGAAGGACCAGGGCGGACGCGCCGCGCTGCGCCAGCTCGTCGACAAGCTCGGCTTCTCCAACACCGCCGACCTGACCGGCTACGTCGATACGCAACGCCAGGCAGAGCAGCAGCAGTTGAGTGAAACAGAGCGCCGTGAGCAGGAGCTGGCCACGCGAGAGAAGGCCGCTCTGGAGCGCGAGGCGCAGGCCCTGGAGCGTGAGCGCGCTGCCGCCCGACGGGCCCTGCTGGCCGGGTTCGGCGCGAGCGGCCAGGACCTGGAGGACGCGGCCGCGCTGCTGCGCGTCACCCATGACGCGGACGACGCCGAGGTCAAGGAAGCCGTGGAGCATCTGAAGACACGGCGCCCTGAACTCTTTACTCCCAGTCCAGCCGACAAGACGTCTCCGGCGGCACCCGGCGGGGCACCGCAGTCCGTGCCGCCGTACCGGCCGGCCCCGGTCAACCGCACGCCGGGCGCTGCTGGTCTGGACATGGCTCGCAGGCGAGGCCTGCTCCCGCCCGCCTGACCCGCCCTGCGCGCCTCTGTTCAGGCGCCATGCTCTTGGGGACCACGCCCCCCTTTTCTCCTCGTGGACGACGCCACCGCCCGGTGAGTGTGCGACAAGCACCAGCACCAGGAGAAAGCGGCGTTGATCCAGCCGTACACCACCTCTGTCACGGTGACAGCTGACCGGGACTGGCTCGCCTCCCGGCACGGCACCGACTCCACGGAGACCGTCACCCTCGATCTGCCCAAGTTCGCCAAGGCCACGCACTATGTGGAGCCGTCCGCGAGCCAGCCGCACGGCTACGTCCGCTCCGGTGTTCCGGTCGGCCGCATCACCGCCTCCGGCCTGTACGGACCGTACGATCCGGCGGCAAAGGACGGCCGAGAAGTACTCGCCGGCCTGGTCTACGCCGAGGCTCCGTTCACGCCTGGCACCACCAAGGTTCCGGCTGCGCTGTTCTGGCACGGCACCGTCAACACCGCGAAGATCCCCGGCGGCATCGACCCGGCCAAGATCGCGTTCAACCCGGCCGGAGCGCAGATCCGCTTCCTCGGGGCGGTGAGCGCGTGAGCATCGCCGACCTCCTCAAGGGCGTCTCGGTCGCGGACCTGACCGTGTACGCCCGCTCCATCCCCAACCCGTCGGACTTCCTCCTCACCCAGAGCGTGTTCAAGCCGGTCGAGGCCAACGACGTCAAGTGGCGCATCAAGCAGTCCAAGCGGCGGGTCAACACCGCCTCCTACCGGGCGTACGACACCAGCGTGCCGTTCGCCAAGCGCCGCATCGAGTCCACGCAGACGGAGGGCACGCTGCCCGCGCTCGGCCAGAAGCTCCTGGTCGGCGAGATGGACCAGCTCCTCCTCGACGCCGCCCGCGGCGCCGAAGACGACCGGCTCGTGGAGCAGCTGTACGACGACGTCGAAGCACATGTTGAGGCCATCCGGTCCCGCCTCGAACTCGCCGCCGGTGACGTCCTGGTGGACGGCAAGTTCTCCCTGGACGGCGAGAACGGCCTGACCGTCGAGGTCGACTACGGCGTACCGGCCGCCAACATGCCGACCGCCCCCAAGCCGTGGTCTGCTCCGGATGCGGACCCGATCGCGGACGAGCAGCGGTGGATCAGCTACCTCGACTCCATCGGCGCCCCTGCCCCCGAGATGGTGCTCACCTCCCGCAAGGCCTGGTCGCACCTGGCGTCCAACGGCGCCTACCGGGCCGCTTACTACGGCACCCCGGCCGGCAGCCAGACACCGACCGCGACGCTGAACCCGGAGCAGGTCAACTCGGTACGCGGCACCTACGGGCTGCCGCCGGTCACGTTCTACAAGGCGCAGGTGTGGCAGGACGACGTGTCCAAGCGGGTCCTGCCCGAGGACCGGTGGATCATGCTGCCCCCGGACCGAGCGAAGTGGGGCCAGACCCAGTTCGGCACCACCGCCGAGTCGCTGGTCCTCTCCCGTGGGACGAGCCCGCAGATCGAGCGGGAGGACGCCCCAGGCATCGTCATCACCCGTGACGTCGAGGACGACCCGGTACAGATCTGGACCAAGGGCGCCGCGGCCGCGATGCCGGTCCTGTACTCGCCTGACTGCCACATCACCGCGACCGTCCTGTGAGTACTGCTGCCCACGCCCCGGGCGTGTTGAGCGCGACCGTTCACGTTCTCGATCCGGTCGAGCACGTACCGCTGGTACTGCCCGCCGGCACCGAGGTGACAGACCCGGCGGTCGCGGAGCAGATCACCAACCCGCGCTGCTGGCGGAACAGCCAGCCACCAGTCGCTCCCAAGACCACGTGCAAAGCAAAGCCCCCCACCTCCGACTGACCCCTCGGTGGGGAGGAACGCCCGCTCCTCCCCACCGAACTCCTGATCACCTGGAACTCTGTGAACAGCGACGTACTGCGCTGGCTCCTCGCCCAGCTCGGCCCCGACACCGACCCCATCGACCTGTCGGCTCGCTACGACCACCTGCACTCAGCACGAGCCGTCGCTGAAGAGGTCCTGCGCGAACGGATCGCCGTCCTTGTCGCGGAGCCGCTGAAGGTCACGGTCAACGGAGTTGCAACGATCGATAACTCCGCCAATGTCGCTGCGCTCGAACGTCGTCTTGGCCAGATCCATGACGGGCAATCGCCGGACGACCCAATTGCCACTCCAACGGATTTGCTGACCACAGTCCAACTCTGCGCTCGCCGCCGCAGATAG